AACTTACCGACTCTCTGCCCAGCTCCGTTGCCTTCGTAAATCACAGGGAAGAAATGTTCTTCGCCATTTGGTATTGTTGGTGTTGCCATATTAACTCCCTATATTCTTTGTACACAGTGCTTGATACCCTGTTGGCACTGTAAAATAAAAGTTACCCACTCCATTAGCATCTGAATTACCTTGTGCTGTTTCTGTTCCACCAAAAGTTCCATCTTGTCCAAAGTTCCAACATACTATAGAACTACTATAATGACTGTTGCCAAAAATTACATCATCAGCAAAAGCTATTGTATTAGCTTCATTACTTCCTGCTGATGGATTTCCACTAGCTTGCCATACAAAAGAACCACTATTATTATGTCCAAACCAAATTTTTTTATTATCCATATCAACAGCTAAAGCACCAATTTTTCCATCACCAACAGCATTACCCCAACTAGAAGTATCGGTAGCATTTTCTCTCCGTATGCCATCTGCACCAAAACCAATATCTTTATCACCACTTGTGTTGCCTGGATTTAATCCAGACGTACTTAAATTTTTAATAGTATTATAAATTCCTATCATTGGATATTCACCTGCACTTGCATTATTATATCTCATCTCAGCATACCATTTTCCTGTACTTGGTAATAATATTGATGCACCACTTCCAGTAAATGCTGAGGCAGTTGATTGTAAATTACCATTACTTAAAGTAATACTTGAGTGAGTATTAAGAGGATTCATTACACAAAAATTATTGGTAGGTGAGTCAGCCACTTGGTCATGTGCGGCAAGTCCACTTGTCGTAAAATCATTACCTTGTCCAGACTCATCATCTCCTAAATCAGCACTATCTCTACCATCAATATGAAAACCATTAGTGCCAAATGTTAGGCCACTTACATCTTTTGGAATCCATATTCCAGAATCGTTTGTTTCACCAAAATTTTCTGGACCATAAGCAGTTCCATCAATATAAACAATTTCTGCTGCATAGTATTCACCATTATAAGCACTACCACTAGGGTCAATGCCTATCCACATTTTTTCACCACTAAGATTCCAATCTGTATCTGTATTTTGACTTGGATAGGCTTCTGATGAAAAATTAGTTTCTCTTTGTCCGTTAACATAAATTTGGATTCTTTCAGTCGGAACCGCTTGAGTTGTGTCAACGACTATAACAAAATGTAGCCATGCTGATGGATCACGAAAAACTCTAGTACCTACTAATAACCCAGACCAAGAACCTGCATAGTAAATATATGCATTTAAAACATTTGCTGTGGTTAAAGACAAACCACTTGAACCTATGCCATGTGTAACTCCAGGCATTGGTAAAGCTGTATTTACACCAAGTTTCCCAAGTTTAACCCAAAAACTACTTGTAAAAGTTTTTCTATTTCCAGTGCTTGATGGTGTTCTGTGCATATAGGCAGTATCATCAGAATTAAACCTAATTGATTGGTCTATAGAGTATGTACTTACTCCAGATTTTTGCCATAATTCGTTACTAAACATCTAACTAAATGCAAGTTGTGGTGATCCAATTAATATACTGTTATCTGCTTTTACTACATAAGGTACAATGTCATAAGCACTGTTTGTACTACTTAATGTTAATCCTGCACCACCTATTGTTTCATAATCTGTACCTAAACTTACTGTTCCTGCACTACCACTACTTGGTTGTATAATTATCATAACACCTGTTTGTCCTACTTGACTTGCTTCTGTTGTAGGATTAGCCAATGTATTTGAACCACTACCAAGTGTTAATATAAAATTTTGATATGTGTCAAAATCTAGTGTTTTAGTTGTAGATATTGTAGCTGTTTCTGTAGATGCTACTTGTGATTTAGTAAATGTAGTTTGTACATCTTTTTGTACAATTTCACCTTCTACTGCTACTGTTAATGTTTCATTACCACCATCACTACCTTCTGTTAAATCAATACCATCTCCTGCTACTAGCTTACCATTTAAATATCCTGCTGTTGTGTCATTACTAGATACTGCTACCTTAACATCTGTATCTGCTGCTATTGCTGTCCAAGATGATCCATTCCATACATTTAATGCATCTGTAGTTGTATTAAAATATAATGCACCTGTTGCTAATGCATCTCCATCATTATCTACAGATGGTGCAGAACTTTTTGCTCCTAAATATGTATCATCAAAATCATCAAAACTATTAGCTGCACTTGTTGCACTAGATGCTGCAGCAGTTGCCGAACTAGCTGCTGCTGTAGCTGAACTTGCTGCTGCACTTGCAGAAGATGACGCTTCAGATGCTTTTGTTGATGCTGTACTTGCACTACTAGCTGCTGCTGTTGCACTACTAGCTGCTTCAGATGCTTTTGTAGTCGCTGTACTTGCAGATGTTGTAGCGCTAGCTGCATCAACTAATAATGACCATTTAGCATTATCTGTATTACTTGTTAATGGTTGTGAGCCACTTGATGTATGACTTGTTGTACAAATAAATATATTATTAGTAGATGTGTCTTTTACTATATCCCTTGCATTATATGCTGTACTTGCTGCCCAATTACCTCTATATGTACCTAATTCTTGTGTAACCGATATTTCACCTGCACTATCAAATGCTAATATTTTACTTGCTCTATCTGTTGCACTATTTGTAAAATCAGTAGAGGTCATTGTATTTGTTCTACTAATTTTTATTGATCTATCTACTTGTTCTTGCAATTCTTGTGTTATAGATAAATTTTTATCAAACGCTCCTTCAACACTATCTGCTGTAAATGGATCATTTTCAACTAAATCTAATGTTTGTGTTTTAGTAGTATCACGTCTTATAACAACTGTTTCTGTAGCTGTAGGTACATTACCAGTTGTAAAGACTACATTACCTCCACTTGCACCACCTGCACCTGTTACAGTATAATGTGTTGTTAATGATTTTACAGTTTCTGTACCTGCTGATGATCTAATAATAACTTCTATGTCTGCATCTGCAGATATTTTAAAAGTATACGCAAAAGTATCTTGCGAACCATCACCAGAATAACTGTTTTTAATTGTTGTTGTTGTAATAGTCATATTGCTACATTATACTCCTTTATTCTTAATTTTCCAATTCTTTTTCTTTTTGTTTTTCTTTTGCCTTTTTTATAGTTTCTTGCACTTTCTCAAAATATTGAGGGTAATTATAACGGAAATATTCCATTGCTTTTAAAGTATGTAATTTCTGTTGTCTATCTCCATTCAAAAATTCTGCTACTAATTCATTTGCTCCAAATTGTTGTACTAATTGTCTTATAAATTCATTATTATCTGTTAAATCTTGTTTTAATAATCCTAATGAATTTTTTTCATCTCTGTTTAATTCTGACACTCTACCACTTAAAATTTTATTAATAGCATCTTGTCTTGCAACTAACATTTTATTTTGATGATCTGCATTTATTTTATCATATTCTCTTTTTTTATCTACTATAACTTGTGGTCCTACTTTTACAAACCTAGAAAATAATGCATCTATAGGTCTAAATCCTGTTATTTGTTCATATTCTTTTAATATTTTTGCCTTATCATTATTATGAAATTTATATACCCAATTTGGACCATATACATTCCAATTATGTTTTAGTAGAGCTTTTAATTTTTTTCCTTCTAAATCTGTAATGTCTAACTTCATAACATCTTTATCTAATAACGGACTTCCAAATGTATTTGTAACATCTTCCCCAAATACTACTCTCATTGTATCTACCATCATTTTAACTGCAGGGTTTATTTGTCCTGTAGGCAAACCACCATTTATTCCTTTCCAAAACATTCTTATTCTTTCTCCATTATTTTTAGCTTGATCTAACCCAAATGCTGTTTCTAATGACATATTTGTTAAACTTGCAATCATTTGAGATGTAAAGTCCATTGGAATACGAATATAAACAGGTCTGCCATCTGGCGTATAACCCATAGGAATAATATTAAAATTTTGTCTATCGTGATCTGGAATAGTGTCCATCAATACTGCATATGCACCGCCCAATAATCCCATTCTTACCATCCATTTTAGTATTTCTGGAAAAACTGTATATGCAAAAAATCGTGAACCTACACCAGATTTATCTTCTATTGCCGCTCCTATATCACCCCTATATCCTTCTTTATTTGCATTGTAATATAAAAACATAGTATTAAGAACAGGATTAGATTTACTTTGTCTTAAATAATTTGGTGATCCAACATTAGCTTGAACAAAACGCATTAACTGCCCTTCTGTCATATCTATTTCACCTTTTTCTATCATATTTTTAAGTATTTTATACCCTGCAATTTTATGACTTCTATCTAATAATCGTGCTATATTTCCAGAATGTCTTAAATATTTTCCTAATGTTTTATCGTGTATTTTTCCAAACTTTCCTTTGCTTTCATATTGTTCCCATACAAAATTTTTTAATGCAAAACTTTCTTCATCCATTTGTAATCTATTTCGTTTCATTCCTGCATCACTTTTATATGCTTCTTGCAAACCTATAAGAAATCCGTGTTTTTCCATATGTCGTGTAATTTCTGTTCCATCTCCATATATGCTTTTTTGAGCATCTTTTAATGATTTAAATACTTCTTTTACATATTGTGCTCTTGTTACTACAGATTTCATTGGCTTTCCATTTGGCAATATAATTGCCGATCTACGCATATCTCTAAACCCCCAATTCCAAATCCAAAACAATGGGTTGTGTTCTGTAAATATTCCTCTCCATAAAGAGGTAACACTATTTGTAGTTTTAAATAATATATTTTGTGCTAACGGATTAGATTGCATAGCTTCTACAATTTGTTTAGGAATATCTACAGTATGCACTTCTCCTTTATGCATATAAGATACCCTTGATAAACCAAGAGGAACTACAGGATCTAATTTTCCTTTTGCTATATATTTAGGTATATTTATAATATTTAAAGGTGGTGCATCTTTATCTGCTCCAAATGTTGATAATTGTGTTTTATATGTTTTTAAAAAATCTACGAATGATTTATATAATGTTTGCCTTTTCATTTCTGCTAACATCATCATATCTTGCATAACTGTCATATCATAAACATTAACAATTTCGTCAAATGAACCGATTGTTTGTCTAATTTGCTTTGAACCCCAACTATGCATACCAAATTTACCAAATCTTTCTATTAATTTTTCTGCAGGTTGAAATTTTATATAATTTATATTATCCAAAAATTCTTGTTTTTGAACATCACTATACACCTCATAATCCATAAATCTTTGCACTACTTCTGTTCTACGCAATTCAAAAAACTCATCTGCTATTCTTGCTAAATTTGGTTGCTCTGCGGAATATCTTTCATATTGTTCTACTAAACTACCTTCAGAATCTTTTAATGATTGTTTTATATCTTCTGGTAAAGGATAATATCTCCAAGTAATTTTTCCTTCTCTTTGTTTACTATAAGCTAGATTTTTTAATGTCATCATATATGCTAAATCGTGTTTGTTATATCCAAAATTTTCTAACTGTCTATCTATTTTATTTTCTATTGTTCTTTGATACAACTGACCTTCTGCCCATCTATGTCTAAACCCTTCTAATTCATCTAACAAAGTTTGTGATAATGGAGATTTTCCTTTTTGACCATCTATTTTTAATCTGGTTAATGACCACCAAAATACATCTATTAATTCTGTACCCAGATCATCATATTTTTTTTGTTTTTGATGCTTCGCTAATCCTTTAATATGATCTCTAATTTTATTATCTTGTCTTATTAACATTGCCTTAAAATCATTTGCTCGTTGTGCATCCTTTTCATTACGAGGTGCATTTAACTGACTTTGTATTGTTCGCCACATATCATAAACTTCTGGTCTTTCCGACATATAATATTTCCACAATTCAAATGTTTTAGGAGCATTTAATTTTGTCCATTGTGGTCTTAATAAAAACGCCATTTGAAACTCTGCCATTAATTCTGGTGCAGAATCTCTATATTTTACATATGATGGTTTTTCTGTTGCTCTATTAAATGGATGCCATTTCATTGACAATGCTTTTAATTCATTCATTATTTCTTCTTTACGAACAATATTTCGTTTTAACATTTCCGCTTCAAACATTTCTTTAAATAATTGAGCCGCATCTCCACTAATTTCTGGAGCATCTTTATTATTTATTTTATCTACTATTTCTTTAAGATGAGGACTTGTTAATCCTTTCATAGCATCTTTCATTACTTCTTTTTTTGCAATATCAGATAATTGAGCAAATGTTTTATATAACTCTGGATCTATTTTTTTTCGTATATTAGGATCTCTAACAATATCTAAAATTGTTTCTGGAGTTACTTTTAATTCTTTTATTTCTACTTCTGTTACCTCTTTATTTGCTTCAGCTATTTTTTCAGCTTCTTTCATCATTTCTTTTTTTTCAACATCACTTAAAGGTTTTGCTCCATCATTTTTCCCATCTATCCAATCTTTCATATATCTACGCATACCTTTAATATGACCTAAAATATTACCTCGTCTTGTTGATCGGTCTGGAACAAAATCAATAAGGTGTCCTAATTCGTGTGCAAGTGTTTTTATAAATTCTTCTGGATTTTTTTGTAATTCTCTATTTATTACTAATTCAGCTTGTTCTTTTATTGGTTTATTAAAATCTTGTTTTGTTAAATGTCTAAATACACCTAAATTTCCTCTCCTCATTTTACTCATTTTAGGTGCCGCTCCTAACAAATGCTCAACTAATACTGTTAAATCATAAAATTTTAATCCAACACCACTATCGTATAATTCTTTCCAAGTATCTCTATTTCCTGTTGCTCGTTGTCTTGGTGTGTAAGGTTCATTTGGAATACCTGCACTATCTCCATCTCTTGTGCTTCTGCTATAATTAGATGTTCCGCCTTTAAAGTTTTGTGAAAATTCATCATAATATTTATTGTATTGCGTATTAAATTCTGACTCTTGTTTTCTTACCATTAATGTACCAATAACTTCTTGATTATTAGGATTAATAAACAATACTTTATTATTTTGTAATACTACATCTGCTTTTTGCTCTTTTCCTTCTAATGCTGTATTAATTTTTTCTATTTCTTTTTTTATTTCTGCAATTTGTTTTTCTGCTGTAATGTCCGTTCTTCCTGTCATTACTCTAAATTCTTTTGCTTGGTCTTGAAAATATTTAAGCTGTCTTTTTGCTTTTGTGCTTTGCTTTAACAAATCTTTTTTTGGTAAACCTCGTGCTACATCTTTAAAAGTATGTAACAAATCAAATTTTGCTTTATGCACTTCTATATTATCTTTTGTTACTTTATTTTTTAAAACAAGAACTTCTACACCTTCATTTGTATATTGTAAATAAGGTTCTAATTTTGCATTAGTTTTTCTTCGCTCTGATTTAGGATAAATTTTATCATAAAATGTTTTTTGCGTTTCTTTGTGAATAGCAGGTATTGTATTTTTTGAATATTGTTTTAACCCTTTTTCTACATTTGGATAATATTTAGTTGTTACTGCAAATACCCCATCTGTAAATACTTTTCCATCTCCTGTGTAATCATAACGAAATTGTGATAAACCTTGAACATCTGGCAATTTTTGTTCTTTTTTTATTATAGCCAAATTATCTTGAATAGTTTTTGGTTGCTCTCCTTTTATTACAACATCTTTATTTTTAGTTACTTCTACTTCTTTAAAACTAGAATGAAATTCTCCATCAGTTTGCCTTGATTTAAATGATTGAGGACTTTCGTCTGGAATTTTTTTATCTTTAATATCAAGTTTACCTTCTGGTGTAACTTCTACATCTATATCTTTTTGCGGATCTAATTTTCTAACTTGTGATTCTAATACAGGAAAGACATTCCCTCGTGCATCTTGAACTACAAATACTGAATCATTACCAACGATTTCTTTATTTATAATAGTAACTTTATCTCTGCCAGATACAGTTGAATTTATTGTTTCATTTATTTGAAAATCTGGAACTGTTAATAATTTTTGCCCTGTTACATTCTCTGCTTTTCTCCCTGCCATTTCTTGAGCCATATCATAAAATTCTGGTATTTCTGATTTTCTTAATGTTTCTTTATATCCAGAATTTGCCTGTGCTTCATTAAAAACATCTTCTGGTCGTCTACCATATTTTTTATAAATATTTATTAAATTATGGACTTGTTTCATTGTTGTATGTAAACCAAACATTAATATTGCACTATGCACAAAATCTTTTAATGCAGGAACTTCACCTTCTAATGCAAATCCAAGTTGTGTCATTATTCCTGCTTCTGCCATTAATTTTGACATTTCTGTTTTAGTTCTTGTAAATTTTAATCTTCTTGATGCTATATTTTTTACTAAATGACCACCTACACTTGTTGCCGCACCTATTGTTCCTGCTTTTAACATTACTTTTCCATTTTCAACACTAACAAAATCATCCATAAATTGACCAAATGTATTGTATTTTCCGTCAATATATCCTTTCATTAATGGTGCTCTTAACATTTCTGGCAACATAAATGCTCCCATCATAGCTGTCATAGGCGTTAATGGAGCGGCAACTCCTGCTGTTATTGTATTTACAAATGTAGGAAATGCTAACGCTCCACCAATCATAAGCGGTATATCTGGAATAATTTGCCCTACACTTTTAATTACATTATCTCCAAAAGTTTGGTTTTCATTAAACATTATTAATTCTTTAAACAAATTTGTTAATTCTTCATCTGTCATACCACCATCTGCATTTTCCAAATATTTTTGAAATAACCCTGCAACTGATTGTTCATACCCTTTTGAAAATGCGTGTATATTACCTTGACCACCCATATAATATTTTAAAGGTTTTGTTATTTTCTCTCCGTATTTTCTTAATTTTTTTCCCAATTTTGTTCTGGGTTGATTGTCAACAGGAAAAGTTGCTAATTTTGGACTTACAAATTTTGTTAATCCTGCTCTATTATTCCAATATGAAAAATATTTATCTACTCTTTCTACTAATGCAGGATTCTTTTTTTTCATTTCTGCTTCTGTTAATGCACCTTTATCTCTATAATGAAAGCGATAGTAAAAATCTTTCATAGCTTGTACATCACCTTGTGCTATTTGTCTAATAAATTCATCTGAACCCTTTGCGTCTAAATAATCAGCTATTACTAACGCCATTTGTTTATCTGGCATTAAAGCTGTCATATCTTTATGCTCTCTTAATTCTGATACAAATTCTGGCGATTCCCAAGTTCTATCATATGTTGATCTCCATTTATTAAATGCATTTATAACTCTTGGAACAGAAAATCCATTTACTTGCCATAATCCTGCGGCCGTTGAATCTGGATTTGCACTATGAATATTACGATTATCTGATTCTATACCTGCAATTATACTTAACATCATTGCAAAATTATTATATTCATACTCTTGCAATTTAAATCTATCCATAACTATTTCTTTCATAGCTTGTGATTCTTTTCCATTTACAAGATTAATAGTATCTAATAATGGAAATGCATCTTCTAAAATTCCTTCTTCTATATTTTCTTCTAATTTTTTTAATTGCCTTTTATCGTTAGCAATTTTTCGCTCTGATTGATTTTTCTTTATTAAATCTTCATAATATTTTATATCTGGTTTATCTTCATTTAATGCTGTTTGCATTAATTCTACATCTCTGTTATCTGGGTATTTCATATCAAAACCCCTCATATCTTTTAACCCATATTCTTCTTCTGGAATTGGTGTTAAACTTATTCTACCTTCATCATCTGTAAAAAATTCTTTAAATACTTCGTTAAACTCTTTTTGCATTATAGTTTGAGTATTAGGATCTAATTGCATCCAACTTTTCATTTGCTCTGAATTAAATTTAAATTCATTCTGAATTGCTAATTCATTCAAATTATCTGGATCATTTTTTACTAATTCTTGTTTTAATAAATTATTTGGAAATGGCTCTGTTTGTTTTTTGTTATAAACTTGAGGATCTTCTGCTATTATTTCGTGTTCTAATAATGATTTATTTGGAACTATACCATAATGCTTATTTATTTCGTGATCTGTAAAACCTGCAGATTTAAATATAGGGCGTTGCCTGTCTATCATTTTATTAATAGCTTCTCTGCTAAAACCTGCTTCTACTAATTGTGATGCTTTTATTACCATTATTATTCAAAAATAGGTATTATCATTTGTGATTCGTGAAATCTATCAATTACATTATACCCTGTATTTACACTTAATTCTTGTGGAATTTTTATTCGTTTTTGCCATTCTTCTAAAGTTTCATCTGTTTTTCTTTTAGGAACATTCCATAAAGGTGTTTTATTATTTAAAAATATATCAGCTAATCCTTCATACTCATATGTTGCTGTTTCATCTATTTTTAATGGTCCAAAAGTAAACGCAATATCTTTTATTTTATCTTTTGCCTTTACTTGTTTTGCATACTCTAAATAATCTTTACTAATAGAATTAGAACCTCTGCCTAATAATTCTTTAATTGAAAATCCTTTTTGCTCACCTTCTGTTAATAATTGATCTAAATACATTATTGCATCATATGTTTCTGGATCATATCTTCTATCTAATGATGCTACTATATCTCCCATTCCCACATCTTCGTTTTGAAAACTAAATAATTTATTAACTGTTTCTGCTATATCTGGTTTACCTATTGTTTTTGAAATTAATGAAACAAATTGTCTATATGCTTTTTGATCTGCTTTTGTTGCTGTTTCCATATTTTTCCTAGATCTAGTTAATAAATCTTTATATGATTCATCATCAATTAAACTATTTGCACGAGCTTCGTGTATTATATTCATTTCTGAACGAGTATCTATATATTTTGTTCCAACCATTAAAGTTAATACTGTTTGCATTGCTCTCCCTTCTGGGGTATCTGCTTTATTTTTTGTATTTTTTATTATTGTGTTAAATGCTGTCGCTAAAGTTCTTTTTAATTTTCCACTTACATTTGATTGCTTTAATTCGTCTAAAAATGTTTTCATATATACAATACCTTCTGGTGTTTGTGATTGTATTGCTAGTAATTGATCTGAAAATTTTAAACTTCCGTTGAGATCTTGTTGTGTTACTATTCCTGTAATGCGTTGTTTTTGTGCATCATTTTTTTCTGTCAAATGTTTTATTATTCCAGACCTTAAAGTATCATCTGGTGATAATTCATTACCTTCTATATCAAGTAATTTAAATTTTGTATTTGTTGCATTTTTTAATGCATTACCCCAATCTATTTCTTCTTGACCACCAACTGTTGTTGTTTTAGATTGAGCGGTTTGAAATTGCAAATATTTTAAATTAGTTGTATCTTTAGCACTTTGTACTACTTTAGTAAATTCAGCATCTCCATATAATCCTTTTGCTTTAAAATCTTCCATATTTGCTTGAAATATTGTCCAATTAGATAAAAATTCTTGTGGTCGTCTATAATTATCCATTTCGGTTAAATAGGTATTAGTAGTTGTTTCTGCTGCAGTTTTTTGATTTTTTAATATTTGATTAAATACAATTTCTTGTGTCCCAATTCTACCTTTTGTTGTTTGCTCTATAAATGTTGGAGCAAGATATTTGTAATCATCTCCTAATTCTGTTTTTAGTTGTTCTGTTTTGTTTTTTATATAATCATTAAATTTTGTTGTATATGTTCTAGGTGTTAAATAATCTGGATTTGCAGGATCTTTAAATTCTAATAATTTATTTGAAATTTCACTACCTATTTCTGCAGCTTTTATTTTTACTCTTGCATCTCTTTCAGCTACTTGCATTTTCATTTGGTAATCTAAAAATTTAGTACCTATATTAGATAAACCTTTTGATATTTGACCACCTAAACTTGATGTTTGTACACCTGCAGTTAAAGAGCGTGATGCTCTTCCTAACCCTTGTCCTTGTCGTTCATATCTTGGTAATCTCATTATAATATTTCTTTCATTATTTTATAATTCATACCTGCCGAAGCTAAATCTCCAACACCACCTATAACTGAACCAATCATATTATTAGTTTCATTTGCTAATAATCCTTGAGTTTCTATATCTAAACTTGTGCTTTGTGATTGTGCTATTCTTGCTACATTATGCATATCACTTAAAAAATCATTATAATCTTCTTTAACAGCTAGTAACGGAGATCCTGTGTATTGAACACCAGACATTCCTATTCTTGCTCTTTGTTCACTCATTAATTTTGTTTGTTCTCTTAATCTTCTTTGTTTTTCTATTTCTAATTCCATTTTTTGATTATATGCTTCCCAAGCGGCATTTGCTTGTATTTGTTTTTTATTTTGTCGTGCTTGCGATATGCTCATAATTGTAGAGCCAACAGTTGTTACACCACTAAAAATAAAACTTGCTAATGCCCAATTAAATCCTGCCATAATTAATCACTCGTTACTAATGTTCCTGTTATTCCTAATATTGTCATAGGTAATGGTTGTGTTTGCTCTACAGTAATTTGACCATCTCTATCCCATCCTAAATTTGTTACTCGTTTATCTCCTGTAAACTCTGGAATATTCTGACCCATAGGTGTAGATGATGTTCTAAATGGCAATTGATCTCCATTTATTGTTGCTCCTACTGTATTTAACAATCTCACCATAACTTCATTATATCTTTTTTTACGACCTTGTGAAGTGCCTGTTTGTCCACCTGCTTCTACTCTTAATGTTTTTAATGTAGATGTATAACCTAATCCTACTTCAACAGTTTTTGTTGAGGTAGTTGATGGTAAACTAATTGTAATTGCACCGCTAGTAACTGTTTGTTTTGGATATATTGCATCTCCTATTAAAATAGTAGAACTTTCACCTTCTAAATGATCTAATGATGTTAAACTACTAGAATCTCCATTTACAACACCAACTAATGTTGAGTCAGTATTAATAGTTTTATCCAAATATTCTACATATTGAACTATATTTCCATTTATTCTTCTTTTAACAATACACCATACTTGATCCTCACCACCTTCTGGAATACTTGCTACACTCATTGTTTTAGCAATACTTGCAATACTATGACTTGCTCCACTACCATCAGCTAATTGTATAACTGTTCTATCTATAGCTTGTTTATAAGTTAATGCTAACTCTATAGTATTTGCATCTCGTGCATATACATAATATTCTTTACTATCTTCAAGACCATCTATTGCAGTTCCCCCTCCTGTTTCATAAGTAACCTTATCTCCTGTACTAAATCCATGTGAACTTATTGTTATATATCCATTATTATTTGCATCATCTGTATTTGTTGTAACCGCACTTGCTCCGTTAAAAGTATATTTTATTTCACCACCAAATTCATGTCTATGCCATGCTACAACATCTTCTTCTCTATTAAATGTCATTCCTAATAATACACCATCATTTCTAACTGCCCAATAAATAGCATCTGGTTCTTGCGCATAATCTACTTCTTTAATACCTGTATCTGTAATATGTTCTGCTAATATTGTCATATCTGGAGCAGTATAAGCATCATCTTCAAATCTATAATAAAATTGTCTTACTTTACGCTGCTGCCTTTGTACAAATAAAATTAAATTACCAATTTGTATTGGTCTTAACGGATATACACCATACGTTGTTTGTTGTTGTATATTAATATTATCTGGTTGTAATGGTTCACCTGTAGGTCGGCTTACTTTAAATTCAGATCCTGCTGTTCCTACAATTAAATCTTTAGAAGGTGCTAACCATCTTATAGCATTTACTTTGTTAGCTGCAATAGTATATATAAATGCATCTGCTGCTTCTGCATCCCCTTCATCAAAATTTTCATATATTCCAGATTGCGATCCCCATATTGTTTGCGGATAACTTGTTGATCCTGCAAATATTAATCGTTGTTCAAAAAAACTAACTGCTCTTGGAAATCCTGTTGTATTAGAATATGCTCCTAATGACCATTCTTTTGTAGCACTACCTGTACCTACTGCTGTAAATATTTCATAAGTTACAACTGTAGCACTTGTAAAAGCTGTAATTTTTCCATGACCATTTTTTACTTTTACTAATCTTCCAACATCTGTACTTGCAAATAAATCGGCACTTGCAGTTAATGTTCTTCCTGTACCTACTGTTGTTGCACTAGATGTTAGTGTTGTATCAGTTGTATTTTGATCTAAATAAGGTCCTTTTTCAAAATCAACATCTGTTATACTCCAACTTGTATGCCCTGTTCTTGTTAATTTAGTTGGTTCATGTGAAGGATGCACTATATACATAACATCTGCAGATTGTGCAAATTGTAATTCTGATAATTGTGCTGATGTATATTCTGTTGCTATTTCATATACTTTAGCTGCTGTACCACCAGAAGTATAAGTTGTGTAACTACTTGAATTTACTCCAGATAATTCAAATGTATTTGTAGTTTTATTTGCAACTGTAAATCGTCTACCATTTAGTTCTGTCATACCTCCAACATCATTAATCCATACATGATCTCCATTAGAGTAACCATGAGATGCTGCTGTAACTACTGCAGGATTTGCTTTTGTAATAGCTGATATACTTTTTGTAGCTTCTGTTATTTGCCCACTATCTTTATAAAATCTTATATATTGATTACCAAACTCTAATATATATGTTTGTTCAATATTAAATTCAAAAGGTATTAATCGTGTCGCATTTGCAGAATTTTTTACCTCACATACAAATCTTGATCCATATCGTCTTGTTGCTCCGCCTTGCGGAAACACAATCATATTTTTTAATGTTTCTACACCATTATTATATTTTTTAAAATCAACTTGACCATGTAATTTTGGAGATAACTCTCCTGCTGTAAAATTAGTTTGAAAGGGATGAACTCTTGCCATTATTGAAATTTACGAAAATCTGTAAAAGTATCTGATACAATATCATCCGTAAACCCTTCTGTTGAATCTATACTTCTCGCTTCTGTAAGTTTTAATTTATAAATTCTTTCCATTTCTTTTTGCAATGCAGCACTATTTGTAACAGGATATGCCATTTCAGATGCTAATTTTGCAGTTAATGTACTTACAAATATAGAATCAAATAATTTTGGGTCAGTAATTCTTGCAATATATATTATATTAGCTGTACCTTCATTTGTTAATAATACTCTTCCTTGTCCTGCTAAATTTTCTATTTTAAATTCATAATCATCAAACTCCATTTTTAACACTCTCAAACAAAATGGATCTGTAGGCAATGCATATTGATATGAATATTCAAATGCAGGTGTTGATGAAATTTGAGCCAAACTTGCTCTTGTAATTGCAAAATTCCATGCATGCGATCTTAATAAAGAATCCCTTGCAGGTTCGTACAAAGCATTACACAACCTTGCTCTTTCAGTATCTTCGGTAAGTGATGCTATTGGACTATCACCTAATTTTCTTAATGCATTCGAACAAATTGAAACTTCTGTAGCCATAACACCCTTAATATAACAATAAAAGGGGTTCTCTGCAATAAAAAACCCCTTCTATTTATCTATTGTTAGTCAGTAACGTAAGTAACTACCATAGTAATATCTCCTGCCGCTGCAGTTGCCGCAGCATTTGACATAGTTAATGCAACCCTTAATGGAACTTTAGGATCTGCTGACAGACCTCCATCTTCCCAAACATGGTTTGCAATGGCATTTACATTTCTTGCTTCAAATGCAACTTCTACACCTGCAGTATTTGCTGCTTGTAAAGTTGTTATTGCAGTTGCATAACAATCTTCATCAACAACAGCACTTGCTTCTGTAGTTGTTCCACCAATAGTAAACTTTGTAGTTCCATTATATAGACCCACATTAGCTGCTAATGATGGTGAACCATTTGAATCAAGGTCATCATTATAAAGTTTAATTGACATAATTTTTGCATTAGATGGTACTTCTGCCATCATAATAACATCATCATTATCAATATCGCCTGTACCTGCAGCAATAGTATCTGCCCATACACGCATTTTTCCATGAACATTTCCAACCTCAGAAAGTGTTCTAGGTGTAGAATCCATATTAGTAATTTCTACTGATTTTGCTGTAGCCATAATTACCCCCTACGATTCTGTACAAGCAATTTCTACCATCTTTTCATCTTCGATACGAGTAGCACCGATAGTCATAGATAGAAATACTTGTGTTGCATAGTTCTTATCTGCTCTTTCAGAAATTTTTGTAGAAATATCTGAACCAACAGCAAGACCTAATGCTGATTGACAAAAAGCTAAAACTTGTCGGTTTGAATCACCATCAAGTCCTAGACGCTCACTTCTAATGAATTTAAATCCTAGATATGTGTCAACTTCACCTTGCACTAATGCTTTGATTGTGTTGAAATCTGAAGATTTTACTTCACTAATATTTAAGAAATCAGATAATTGGTTTGCAGTACAAATCAAATATCTTTGTTCTTCTGGATCTGTTTCAGCTTCATCCAAAATCTTTTTTGCATCTAACAATTTTGCAATCGTTAAATTAGCTGATCCATGCACAACTTTTTGAGTAGATGGTAATGCTACTGTTGTACCGCCACTAACACCGCCATATGCGTTGCCTGTAGCTGCAGCAATAATTGCATCATCCATTGCTCTTCCCATTGCCCATGCACCTGCTTGTGCATATTCAGATTGTGGAGAGATTAACATTCTCACTTTATCCTCTTGGTCAACTAAATCAGCCCAATCATAGTCATCCATAGTAACCTTACGTCTTGAATGTGGAGTATCAACACGAGGGGTATCACTATGTCTTGACGTTCTCTTTAGAGCCGCAGTATCTCCGATTCTTTCAAAGAAATGTGATTTACCTGTAACAGTTTCACTTCTTACTGCATCTCTAAGTCTTGAACCTTTTTGTTGTGCCAAATGGAATACGTTGCTTTTATACTGTTCTACAAAAGCTGTAGTAATTTGAACACTCATAGAGTTCTCCTTATTTAAAAATTAATATTATTATTTTTTTTGCAGTTTTTGTCCTTATAAAAGGGAAACCTATTTAAAGTCGTTAGACTAATTTAGTTGTTATCCGTTAGGGCAACCTTATTGCAAAATATAATAACACAAAAAATTTAACTTGGGAATACCTTTTCGTGTAATTGTCTTACTCTTTCTACCGCAGCGGCATGATCTCTATGTTTTGGATCATGATATGCGTGTTCTGGGTCATCATAAATACTCGTAATTTCATCTTGAGCATCTAATGGAGATACTGCTAAACTATTATTTTGAGTATTTCTAGCCATATCTTCTGTTACATCTTCACCAAGTCTTGCAAACATTTTAATAACTGCAGGGTGATTTCCTGCTTCTGTATTCATAAGTTCCATAATTTCTGGATCACCATAAACTTGTAATGCTCTTTTGGCTTTAGATACGTTTTTATCGTAGTTATATCCCCATTCTTCTTTTAATGTTTTTTCAGATTCTATACGACTTGCTTCAATTTGTGCAGGTTGATTTTCCATTTCATAATTAATAGTATTAATTTGATAATCTACTAATGCTTTCACCTGTTCATTATTTAAACCAATTTTATGTGCTACATTTTTAAATTCATTTAAATTTTGTTCTGGTATATATGATTGATAATCATTAGGTATAGATACCTCATATTTATCTGCTGTTTCTGGTCTACCTAATTTATTATATACTTCTAATTTTTCTTCATCAGTTTTAGGTATAGGCATTCTGCTTCCTAATACTTTTTGTTGATGTACTACTGTTTTAGCTAATGACTCTACATCTTTAAAATTAGATAATGTAGGATCATTTTTTAAATCATCAGATAATGTTGATTTCCAATCTTGATTATCACTTTCAGTAGATCCTAATACAGTAGTTTCTGCAGTTGTTTCTGCAGGAGTTTCTGCAACAGGATTATCTTCTGTTGTGGTCGTTTCTTCAATCATTTTTTTGCTCCTTTAGTAGATTGATTATTCGTATAATAACAGATCGTTGACCTTCCTTAAAAGCTGTGTCGTAAGGATCTTTGGTAAACGAACTCCTATGATAATAAGCAGATGTTAAATCTGCTAATACTTGTTGACCCTCATTAGAGTCAAAAGTAATTCTATACATTTTTTGTAATTCTTTTAATTCCACTACTCAAGACCTGCAACTTGATTCATTAATTCTTGAACTTGTGGTTTAGATGCAGTTTCTGCGGCTTTTGAAGTTTCATTCATTGCTTTAGCTTGATCTAATGCTTGTTGTTGTTGCATAGCCATTTGTTGTTGCTCTGCTCTTTGTTGCCTTATATTGTTAACTTCCGCTTCTCCTCTTAAAATATTTTTAGGAACGCCTAATAATTTTGCTCTTAATCTTACTGCTCTATCATGATCAATTAAATCCATAATAGTAGGATCTGCTTGACCTATTGTCATTGCTAATTGATATAATCTTTCTACCGCAACAGCTTCTTCCATACGTTGCGATCTTGCTAATGGACCTACATACTCAATATCCATATTAGCTTCACTTATTCCCTCTGGCGGTGTCATAAACTGACCTTTTCTAAACATTAATCCAAATACTCTTTCAATTAATGGATTTAAAAATTCGGTTTGAAATCTACCTAAAGTAGGACCTAATAATCTTTGCATTAATTCGTATCTAACTTGCACTTCTGTAGCAGTCATTTGAGGACCATCTTGTAGTTGTAATTGGTCAGAATAATACGCTTGTCGTATTGCAGTTCTAAGTTGATTTTCTTTCATATCTGTAACTTGCCAGTTACTAGCAACTTGTAATGGTTTTACCGCACCATCACTTCTAACTACTGTAATTCCTGCAGGTGTCATTCTAACTCTACCAATAACACCATCATCTGTTACAAGTAATGGTGGATCAATAGCTTTTGCCCATGCTTTTAATCCTATTTCTACCGCTTTATTTAATGTTTTAATATCTGGCAATGCATTATAACTAGGTGATCTACCAAATATCTCACCTGTTGCTTTAGACCATCTAGGCACTAAATATGGAAATTCTTGATAACCACTTGTTCTAACAACCATTTGATCTTCTTCACATACATGACAAGAATGAAATGGTAATTTAGTTTTTGATTTTCCTAATGCTCTTTCATAATCTGAAGTAGGTTCTACTGCGTGTATAAATGTAAAACTTTTGTCTGGTTTTTCTTTTGCGGCTTTTAATACTTTTTCCCCTAGATTTTCTTCTCCAAATTCTTGTACAGCTTGTCGTGCTGTCATTGCATATTTTCTATATAATGTATCTACCTGTCCATTTATGTTTTCTTGTATATAGTATTCTGCAATATGTAATGTTCTAAAATGCACACCTTCATCTGGTAATCCTACCTCCCCATCTTCTACTAACATTGCACCTGTACCAATAGAAGTTAAATCAAGATACATCTCATGTACTTCTGTATTAAAATTAGATTCATTAAACATATCGTACATACGTCTTGCAGTATCTTCTAACCAAAGCTGTACTTCCCTTTGATTATTTAAATCGTCATCTCTAAGTTTTAAATGAAACCATGCTAGTGATGGTGATGTTAATGTGCCTTGTAAACTTGCAGCTAAAAGATTATTGGCTGTAATTGCAGTTGAATCAAATAAAATATCTGTGCGTGCTTCACCTTGTGATCGTGTAAAAGTTATATCGGCTTTTCTTGGCATAACATAATCTAATATTTGTTGCCAATGCTCTTCCCATGTTTGACGATCACCTTCCATTCGTGATTGTCTTTTCTTTATATAATCAAAAACTTCCATATTAAGACATTGTTGATGTGCCGCCTAGTGTAGTTTTTTGTGTTTCTACAGGTTCATCTAAACCTTCACCAGATGTTAATATTGTCGCATACTGTCCTTTTTTTTTAGTATCTAACATTCTTTGTTTTTCCGCAGCTAATTTTGCTTCTTCTTCTGCAGTTTTATCTGTTACATCTGTCATTGGTGGTGGCATTTGTGGTGCTGACATTTTTCCCATTCCTCCGCCCATATTATCCTCCTAATACTGTTTTACCACCATCTTCAAGTGAAGTGCCTGTTAATGATGCTTTTTGTTGTTTTTTAGTTTGTTCTGTTTTTTTTCGTTGCGTTGTCATACCAATTTGTTCTCTATCTGGTTCTGGTTTTTTTTCTTGTACAGTAGGTGGTGTTTTAGTTTTGCCAAATTTACCACCACTTGCTAATGATTCCATACCTTTTTGTCTAGCATTTGCATTACCTCCCATTACAAATACCTGCATTCTTTTCTTAACAATCCGTATATCAAACCATCTGAATATTGTAAGTTTTCTTTTATCACTTTTCTTATCCTACCTTCTTTTTTAAACCCTGCTGATTCAATTAATTTTATGCATCTAACATTGGTTGGTTTTGTCATTGCAGTTATTCTAACACATTTACAAGTATAAAAGCAATACTCAAATACTTGTTTAGCATAACTTCTTCTCATTGCTCTAGGATTATCTAATGCAAGATGCATCCAAATATTGTGTCCGTCATAATGTGAAAATATTACACCGCCTACAATTTTATTATTTTTATAATATCCAATATGTGAAAATTGATCTTGAACACCTTGTATCATTGCTCTCGGACTAACAAAACTTAAAACTTCTTTTGCTAATTCTTTATTAGTCTTAGCAATAATCATTGCCCAAGAATAGTTCTTGCTATACTTGCACTTTCGTCAGTGCCACCAAGTGTACTACCTTGACCATATCCCATACCTCTCACTTTACCTGCTTTTCTTCTCTCTTTAGCAGCAGATTTTTTAGGATCTTTTTGCTTTAAAGGAGGTGGTGGTGGTGGTGGGGGTGGTGCTCGTCTCTTAGGTGCGGAAAAAAATCCCATAACTTACCCTTTCTTTTTTTTCTTTTTCATTGGTGGTCTACCAATTTTTTTTCCATATGTTCCTTTTCCTTGTGGCATTATTTTTTACCCTTTCCTTTTTTTTTCATTTTTTTCATCATTTTAGATTTAGTTTTATACACAGTATCTCCTTAAAAAAGATTAAATTCAGAATCAGATTCTATCTGGATCGGTTCGGTATTTTTAACCCTAGCTTTTCGTAATGACATTACTGCATATCGCATTGCAGAAATAACATCATCATTCATAGGAATAATTTTACCTTCCTTTCTATGATACATTCTAATTTCTTCCATAAGTTTATTCTGATTTGCAAAAATTTTCAACCTTTTTGTTTGAAATCTTGTTAACATTTCCATTACCCCTGCTTCAACACTTATACCCCCACTACCTTCTTTCATTCCTTGTTGCGGTGGATTTGTAAAATGTTCTTTTAATAAATTAACACCTTCTTCTCTATATTGCATAGCTAAACTTTTACCACTACCTTTATCTGCTTGCCTACCATCCATAGGGTATATAACAGGAATCCATCTGTTTCTTGATTTTATTGCAGATGCATGAACAGGTACAGTTTCTTGTCGCATACTATAACTATCATACACATATACTATATCACTATCTCTATCCCATGCTAACCATGCGCACGCTGTTGGGTGATCCCAACCAAAATCTATTCCGCATATTCGTGGATAATAGTCTGGTATATCAAATGGATCACATACAATATCTTCTTCAGCTACAGGAAATACTAAACCAGATCCTAATTGTGGTATTCCTTTTTCACGCATTTTTCTTTCATGCGGTGGTAATGCCTGTAAAATTTGATCTCGTACTTCTTTAGTCATATGTGGAGCATCATCCCACGTTGCCTGTATAAGGTCTTGGCTATCTTTTAAATTATTTACAAACTGTGCAACTGTTTCTGTCATACCTTGCTCTGGAGTAAATGTCATATATACAATACCACCTTTATCCGCAGTACGAGTTAATGCTTGTGAGTATATAGCTTGTGGCGGTTCTTCATCTAACCAGATAACATCTAATGACTCACCCATCCATTTTTCTTTACCCATCTCATACGCTTTAAAACCTATTCTACTGTACCCTCCGTTTTTATGTTTTATAACTAAACTATTCATTGCATTAGGTACACCTGCTTTTCGTACAGTATCTCCAATAAGTTTTAACGGAATACTTCCTTTACCTCTAGCACTAGGATCGTCTGGTTGCCCTACTAATTCTTTTTGACATACATCTCGTGTTGTTTCATTAGATACCCCACCTGCCCAACATCTTACAGGCCTATCAAACCTACGACCTTTCCACCACTCTGGATATAACCCTGTACAATGATATGCCATCTCCATAGCACCGCAAAATGATTTACCTACCCTATTACCTGCCATTAACAATCGTTGCGTTGCATTACTGTTATGAAACTTTATTTGATAGTCATATGGTTTATACAATTCCATTTGATTTGTTTCTTGACGATATTGCAATTCTTTAGCAATTTCTACTGCTCTAGCTAAATCGTTCATTAACACTTTCCCTAATTATATCGGCTATAGATATTTGTTGATTTTCTATAACACTTCTATCATGAGCAATTTTAGATAACTGCTCTTTCATTTTTATAGGTATAACTAAATTATAAGTAGTATATGGAACATTTAATTTATTTGGTCTAGGCATCCTTATCTCTTATTTTATCAAGATCATCACTATGCACCATTACCCAAAACCCTGCCCTGCCCTTTTCACATAATGCAATAACTGGGGTCTTACCCTCTTTCTTTGCCATTGCATTTGTGTCATCCCAAAGGGTAATAGCTGTGTGCTTCTTGCGTAACTTACATTCTATAAATAATTTGTCGTGGATTACATCTGCTCTTGTAATCTTACCATTGCCACCACTTAATGGAGTCCTCTGACCACCAAAATAAGCAGCTACTTGTCGTTCTCTTTGTTTCCATGCTTTATCAGCCATATCTTGTATATAACACACAATTAACTTACGTTCAACCCATTAACTTAGGTTAATACCTAAAAATACCCACCGCTGTGGGATGGAATCCATATTATTATAGAAGGGAAACGTTTTTTGGGGGGTCGGTGGCCTGAAATAGGCAGTTTTCCTCATCTTTTATATAAATCACAAAGGAGATCTCCTTTTTTTTTGATCTGAGAGAGAGTGTGTGTGTAGAAAACGATATTCTCAAGATATATTATATATGTTCTGTTGTCTAAAAGTTTGACTAGGTAATATGTATTGTTGTCTAAAAGTGTTATCAGAACAATATATATATAAATGTACTAACTATTATATAAGTAATCATATTAGTTAAGCTTCTCTGGTTCTGTTATTGTACCTAATAAGTATTGCAGTTCTTTTTGTAGTTCTTCTGTACTCTTCTCATTGGTTACATCTTTATGAAGTTGTACAGTTTGATGACCTGTTCTATCTAAAAGCGAATTCACCGCATTGATTTTGGTGGACGCATTGCATTTTGGATCTGATAAAACATCTGACAGAACTTGGATCGCTTTTGGAGTTAAACTGTTTAACATACTCTGTTGTTTCTCAAATATCTCATTAGCATATCTTTTCTTTAAATATGCGCCCTGTTGTTCCGCAGTCTTTTCTGAATATCCAGAACGTATTGCAGATTGTTTAGCGTTTCCAGATTCCGCAAAATACTTAATAAAAGCATCTTTACAAGGTTGTTGCTTTTCTTGGGTTTTATTAGACATTCCTTATATTAACACCTTAATAATAAAAAAGATATTGACTTAACCAAAGTAAATTATATTATAAAGTTATGAATAGGTCTTTTAATATTAACTGTTGTATTTTTGCAACAACAACACTAGGAGAAAATATGTTCAAACATATAGAAGAAAGAACTACTGATTATTATTTAACTGAAGATAGATATAATCAGATAAAAAAAAACTATCCTAAATGTAATCAAACAATCCCATATTCTGATAGACATTTATTTAAAAGAGATTTTTATCAAAAATATATTGAATTGGATTGTATGGAAAAATCAGATATTGGATTTGAGTTAACTGCTCAATCTGAATGTACATATAAACAATTTAAAGGGGTTAAAAAAAGCAAATCTGACGAGTCTTGATTAGACGAAACTACCCATAAATTTGGGTAGTCATTTGCAATATTAATTTTAACTAGGAGAAAATATGCAAAAAGAAATAATAAAAAACCCTGTTGGAAATGTCATGCAGATGATTAGATTATATTCATCTGTTGATGCTAAAGGTAAACAATTAATATTGGATTCAGTTCAAGAGGTTATGGATTCAATGTATAACCATTATTTAGCATCTGTTAAATATAAAGAAAAAATGGATTCTGTTATTAACTCTCAACAGGCAGGTAAATAATGGGTACAGTTGTTAAATGTCCAGATTGCCATAGCACTAATATTTATTTTTATTATCATGAATATGTAAATTGCGGTGCAGATGATAAAGTTACTTTTGAACAAAATAAAAAAGGTGAATGGCTCGCAAAATTTCCAAAATTAACATATGACGATATAACACAATACGAATACATGGGTTGCAGAAATTGTACATCTGAATTTATTATTGATAATTGTCATTATGAAGATGAAAACGGAGATTATCAAAACGAGTGTTTTCCAGAAAAAAGCAAATCTGAAGAAGTTTAATACAGAAACAGGGAATTAATTTTCCCTGTCATTTGCAATATTAATTAAACACTAGGAGAAAACATGACAAAAAAAGAAAGCAAAAAATGGCAACGAATTAAATGTATTGAAGAGGTAAGAAAATTATTTAAAAAAGGTGATACCCTTTATACCCAATTACATAGAAGAACAAGAAGCGGTGCTATTTATTTTTCTGTAAGATACATTAAAGATAATAGACCATTACAATTAAATTTTCATACATCAGAAATTTTAGACATGAAATTTGATAAAGAATGGCATTGTTTAAAACAACCCTTTGGCAATATGGACATGGGGTTTAATACTATTTATACTTTGTGTAATGTCGTTTTTAATGATGGATATTATTTAAAACACGAATGGTTGTAAATCACTATTGATGAAGGTTAAACCAGAAACAGGGCGAAATTTTGCCCTGTCTAGTGATAATTAAGCGATTTTAAGAGCCATACAGAGCGATTTAAATAGTTTGATGAATATTAACCTTAACTAAAAACGGAGAAATAATGTACGAAATGTTTTATAGAACACATAAAATAAATAAAAAAAAATTGTCTAAAGAATTGACCACAGAACAAATTGAAACTATTGAAAAGGCGGTTAATATTATAAATGACATAAATTGCGAAATAATAGAAATGCAGGATTTAAAATTGTCTGATATGCACAAATTAAATGAAATTTTTTGGCAATTATATCATAAATTTAATTTTCAACAGGATAAGGAAAAATAAAAATGAAAAAAATACAGGACATTTTAGAAAAATTAATAGACGAGTTAAACACTCACGAAAATATCGATCAGTATGTTTATGATTTAATTCAAGAAATAGAAATAGAATTAGTACAACCTATTGAAATATATAGAAATGAAGAACGATTTATTTATGACGTTCAACCAGATTATAATTGGACAACTATTGATAAAAAAGAAACGAATGAAACGAAATCTAAAATTAATCTTGAAAAATTAACAGAATAGGTTAAAATTAATTATATTTCTTCCTAGTAATCCCCTAGATTTTAACGAGTTTAGGGGATTTTTTTTGACTAAATAAAAAAAAGTTTGACAATACATTTTTAAATACTTAACATAGGTAAATATGGTAATAGATGATAAAATAAGAATTAAACAATTAGAAAATGAAAATGCACGTTACAAAAGAGCATATCATATTTTAATGGATTATTTTGATTATTTAGATGATGATTTAAAAGAAGAATTAGATAGAAGATTAGACGCAGAGGTTGATTTATGATGACAAAAGAAGATTTACATATGCACATGGCTCATATGCAGTTAGTAAAAATGAATAAAGTTTTAAATGGATATTGCGCTTTAATTGATTATTTAAAAACGCAAATCAATAATTTAGAAGATTTAGGTATAGATGAAAATAAGGATAGTTTACATGGATTGGCTTTGATTCATCAAGATTTATGCAACGCTAAAGATTATTTTGAAAAAGAATACGAGATGCAGAAAACTATTTGTGAGAATATGTAATGAAAATATCAAATAAAAAAGCTAGTTTAAAATGTCATAGATGCCACTATTATTACAAATATACGGAAATGTACGCTATTGGACATAAGTATGGGCAAGTGTGCGGTCGTTGTCATGACATAACAATGGAAGAGATGATTAATGAACAAAAAAAAACGTAAAGTTATTAAGTTTAAACCTAATTTTAATTATGGCGGTTATGATCGCTCTATTTGGTTAGATAAAGTAAAGGCAGATGAACATATAGACGCTTTACCTTGTGATACTGAGAGAAAAGATGATGAATAAGTTTATAGCGGTGCTATGGCAGTGCTACAATCATGCTATCATTTTGCTAATGGCAAAAAATAGCTATACATATACATATACCTATACCAATACTTATACCAATACATACAAGATAGTAACAACAGAGTAAACCAAAATGCGGAAAACTACTAGAGAAGAACAATCACCAATATTTAGATTTTATGCAAAAGATTGGATAAGCAGTCCAGATAGACTGAGATTATCTTTAGAAGAGCAGGGTGCATATATCTTGTTGTATTGTTTTTGTTGGAGGGGTTTTGAAATTGAGTTAGATTTTGAAGTTTTAAGTCGTATGTGTAATTGTAGAACAGAAAAGATTGAAAAGATATTCCCACGAATAGAGCATTTATTTAGCAAAATAGAACGTAATAACAAAACTTATCTTGTATGCATTCAAGCGGAAGAAGAAAGAAAAGAGCAAGCTATAAACAGAATTAAAAAACAAAAAGCAGGGAAACTTGGCGCTAAAATTAGGTGGAGTAAATAATGGAGATAATTATAGTGTACATGATTATAGGAATATCTTGGTATTATTGGGATAATTTAAAATGATGTACAGAGATTTTTTAACTGCGTTTGGAGATCAACATAGTTTCCAAACTTTTGACGATAAAGGCAAAAACAAAACACTTATAAAGCAATTACATGGTCATATTGATGAACATATTGACCAATTAGCTATGTTAAACCAAAAAGGTGCAGGAGTATATTTTACTGTAAACAAAACAGATTTGCAGGGTAGAACAACAAAAAACATAGAGCAAGTAAGAGCGGTATTTTGTGATTTTGACGGAACACCACTTCCAGAAAATTTTGATGTATTACCGCATTTAATTATTAACACTTCTCCAGATAAATACCATGTGTATTGGTTGGTTAAAGATTTACCTTTAGAAAGTTTTACTTTATATCAACAAGCATTAGCTAGTAAGTTTGGAAGTGATCCTGCGGTAAAAGATTTACCTAGAATTATGAGAGTTGCAGGATTTTATCATAATAAGAAGAGTGCATATCCTGTAAAAATAGTAGAAGAACGCATTATGGGTGCATACACAAAAGAGGAAATAAGAGATGGTTTAAATTTAGTTAGACCAAAAAAAAGAGTGTTTAAATTTGATCCAAATTATAAGCATACATATAATGGCGGAGTTACAGGAGCAACGGAAGGCGATAGACACGCACGTTTAGTTAGAATGGTAATATCAATTATTAAACGTGGTGAAGATTATCAATATGCAAGAGGAGAAGTTTTAAAATTTAACAGTATGTGTAATCCGCCAAATTCTCAACAAGAGGTTTTATGGCATTTAGACGATATGTGGAGTAGATATGCAACTGCGTGAGTATCAAGATTTTGCAATAGAACAGATAAAACAAAAATTTCAACAAGGAAATAAAAAAGTTTTATTAGTTGCCCCAACAGGTAGTGGCAAAACTGTTATTGCAAGTCGTATGATAGAAAAAGCAACGCAAAAAAATAAAAGATGCCTGTTTGTTGCGCATAGAAGAGAATTAGTTACACAATGTTCGAACAAATTACATGAGTTTGGAATAGATGCAGGAGTAATAATGGCAGGCATTACAGGTAGTTGGGTTCATGACACGCAGGTTGCAAGCATACAAACTTACAATGCTAGAAAAGATCGAGATGATTTTCACAAACCAGATGCGGATCTAATTATTTTAGATGAAGCACATAGATCAACAAGTGATACATTTAAAAAGTTACTAGAAGAATATCCAGATGCTTATGTCGTGGGATTAACTGCAACACCAATTAGAAATGACGGAAAAGCGTTAGGCAATATTTATGATGAATTAGTAGAAAGTAGTAATATAAGAGATTTAACTGCGCAAGGTTATCTTGTTAAAAATAGGGTTTTTGCTCCTAGTATTCCAGATTTGCAAGGATTAAAAATTTCTATGGGCGATTATGATAAAAGACAATTAGATAAAAGAATGAACAAAACAAAATTAGTTGGCGATACTGTAAGTCATTGGATCAAGTTTGCAGAGAATAGGCCAACAGTTGTTTTTGCTAGTAGTATTGCTCATAGCAAATATATAGCCAACATATTTAATCAAAATGGTGTACCCGCAGGACATATTGATAGTGAAATGAATGATGAAGATAGAGAGCAAGTGTTAAAAGATTTACAGGAAGATAAAATTAAAGTGTTGTCAAATTGTATGATACTGACGGAGGGGTGGGATTGTCCTAAAGTTTCTTGTGTGGTGATTTGTCGCCCTACAAAATCTTATGGAATGTATTTACAAATGGTAGGTAGATCATTAAGACCGCACCCAGATAAAAACGACACATTAATAATAGATCATAGCGGTTGCATATATGAACACGGATTCCCAGAAGATGTGCCTAAATGGGAATTAAAGCGTAGAGAAGAAAAAGAAAGAAAAAAGAAAGAACCTGTACCTATTGAAAAACAACCTTATACTTGTGTTAAATGTGATTTTGTTTACAAACCTACAAAAGAAGAACCAGAATGTCCAAACTGTTCTCACATACCAACTAAAAAAGAACAGATTATGTTAATAAAACAAGGTAGATTAATAGAATTACCAAAAATGAAAGAAACAAAAGCAGAAGATAAGAAAAGGTTTTATGCCCAACTATTGTTTATTGCAAAACAAAAAGGGTATAAAGAGGGGTGGGCAAGTCATACTTTTAGAGAAAAATACCATCATTTTCCCCATTCTAAAATGGTCTTGCCCATACCACCTACTAACGAAGTGCATAATTTTATTAAGCATTTACAAATTAAAAAAGCTAAATCAAAAGGAGTAAGATTATGAATGTACGATATTTAAAAATTAAAATATCAGATGTTAAAAGATATATTAAATATTACGAAAAATTTTATAATATGGAATTAGATAAAGATGGATATAAGTATGTAATTGAAAATCTTATGTATGATTTGGATTTAGATATATATGCAGATAACAAATATTATAATGATATATTATCTTCATTACATAACTTTGTAAAAGGTGGAAAATTTAATCGTATAGAGGAGTAAGATTATGATTGAACCTACTACACAAGATTATATATGGGCAAGTAGTCGTTTTTTATTAAGACCATTACCATCAGATTATGATAAATGGAAAGAAAAAAAATTTTATAAATTCCTTGAGAAAAATGCGTCGTCTTCTTATGAATGTGCTGACCCCATAGATATATGGAATCAAATTGAATCTCTAGCGTGGAGTATGAGATATTATATTGGAGGTAAAAATGAGTGAAGTCGAATTAGAAAAACGTATGCATGAGATTAGAAAAATTGGTGAGTCCTACGCAGAAGCTAAAGCTAACCTAAATTATCTTGAACATTATCGTAAAATAAAATTGGCTCAAATGATGAAACAAAAATTGTCAGAAGCTAATAATATGTCAGTTGCAAAAGCTGATTTAGAATCAAGGGCGGAAGAAGAGTATGTTAAATTATGTCAAGATTTAAAAGATGCGGTACAACAAGAATCCAAACTTGCATGGGAAAAAAAAATGGTAGAACTTAAATTTGAGTTTTGGAAAACAAATCAAATCTCTGCTATGAGTGAACGTAAAAAGTATGGGTAAAAAGAAACCAACACTTAAAGAGCGAAAACATATGGAGAAAGTTGCAAGCATTGGTTGTATAGCTTGTCGTAAATTAGGAATTTATGATTCACCTGCGGAGATTCACCATATAAAAAATTTTACAGGAGCAGGAAAACGATCAAGTCATATGCTAGTTTTACCTTTATGTCCTAATCATCATAGAAATTCTAACGAAAGTTATCATCATTCTCCTAAAAAATTTGAAAATCGTTTTGGAAGCCAAATAAAGCTCTTAGAAGAAGTTTTAGATCTTTTGGGAAGTATCAACCATTAAACCATTGCAACCATTCTCCAGAGGTCTTATTTTGATGCCATTTTCTCCAATGATACTCAGTTATACATACATACCAATTAAAATCGTGTTTTTGTTTTAATTTGTATATCGCAACATCACAACTAGAATATAAATGATTAAAAACTACCGCTTGCTCTTTTGGAGAAGTAAGTAAGGCGACAACAACAAATAATGTTTTCATTTTAAAAAATTAAATCTGGTCTAATATACTCTAATTTGTAATCACCAAAACTTGCAATTTGATATGCTCTTAATTGTGGTATAACTTCCCACTTAGAAACTGCAGGGTGAGATATATTTAATTTTTCAGATAAATTTTTACCACCATACTTAGCTACAATTTCTTTTTTTCTTTGTATTGCTAAATCGTATTTATTACTCATAATGTAAATCTATAAAAAAAATTAACATATGTCAATATTTAGTTGACTATATAATTAATAAATATATACTTAACCTAAGTAAAAAATATATAAGGAGTTATAATGAGTTTAGTAATATCAGAAGAACAAAGTGAATCTAAGTACCCAACAATACCTTTAGGAGTTAGTAAAGCTAGATGCGTGAGTGTGATAGATTTAGGTACACAGGAAAATAATTGGCAAGGAGAAATATCTTGGAAAAGGCAAGTGTTGTTTGAATGGGAAGTTCCAGAGCATACTAATAATAATGGCGAGCCATTAACTATAAGTAAATTTTACAACGTATCTTTTTTTGAGAAATCAAATTTATCAAAAGATTTAACCTCATGGAAGGGTAAGCCATTTAGTCCGCAGGAAAAGAAACAATTTAATATGGGCGATATGTTAGGTCAAACTTGTCAAATACAAATAATGGAAAAAGATAATGGTAAACAACAGATTGTAAGCATTATGCCATTAAAAGAACCAATGACGGAACAATATCATAAGTCTAAATTATTTAGTATAGAAGATTACCAAAACGATAGAAAAGAAGTATTTAATCAGATTAGAGAGGGTATTAGAAATATTATATTAAGATCTAAAGAATTAACTACTGAAGATGCAGATACTAGTGGCAACGTACCATTTTAAGGACGGCATGATTGAGTACATAAATAAAAACGGATATATCGTGGATCATTTTGGCACAATAGTAAAAGACCATAAAGGTAGAGATATTTTTGTGCCAGAGGATTATAGAAAATATTATAAAATATGGGGTAGATAATGGTTGAATACATAATACTTACAATATGGATTGAATATAATAATAAGATACATGAACGCTATAAACTAGCACCTGCACCATGTGAAACTGCGGTTAATAAAGTTTATAAGGATTATAAAAACAAACAAGCAAGAGTTGTTGCGGTAAAATGTGATGGATATAAAACTTTTGAAATAAACAAACCACTTATGGAGTATTATCGTGAAAATAACTAATCATTCAAACTTACCTGCTTGTTTAGTAAGAGCAGTAGAAAACGATCCTTATGATGCGTCAAAGTCAGATATATCTACAACACGCATAATTGCACCACCACGAATAAGGATCTTGGAAAAACGTAATTGGGATTTATTAGAAGAAGATGTATCAGATAGAATATGGTCATTACTT